CAGAACGTTTTTACGAACCCACTCATTCGAATAATACATGCCGACAAACGGCTGAATCATTTGTAGTGTGTTCAAACGGTCACGGAGAACAGTAGATGTTTTTTGTTGCTCAAAGTAATTATCTTTTGCGTAGTCAAAATTAATGTTATTGACAATGGATTTCCAATCCTCTTCTGTCATAACATTTTTAAGAATTAACTGCTTTTCAAGTGCGACAAGGAACACTTCGTTAAAACGAGCACGCAGTCTATCAATAAACTTGACAAACTTCATTTCATCACGTGACACTTCGGCATCTTGTCCAAAGTTAAACGTACCTTCCGATTGTAATCTTGTTACGGGAACGTTTAGCGATTCATACAACTTCTTCTGGAAGTATTCCACGTCGGCCATCTCGCCAAGGTTCTGACCTGCTGGCAATGTTGTAATCTCTGTTCCACGACTACCTTCGCGGCGCGGCAACCAGTAGTCTTCTAACATTGTCATAAACTTACGATCGTCTCTTACTTCGCCTGTGGAAGCATCATACACAACTTTGTTCTTATGACGTTGCATCATATCACGAAGATATTGTTCTGCCTTCATCTTTGGCAGGTTACCAACGTCGATATAGAATATACGGCGCTCAGGCGCACGTGAGATACGATAAACAACGGTTGCATCTTCCAGAGCTCTCAATTGGTTGAGAGGCTTAATAGCTTGATGCAAGTACGACAGTACGACTGTGTTATTAGGATCAAGGATGCCGGATGTTACATGAACAATGCTGTCTGTTGCAATCTTCAAACCTTGCACGGCAGAGTTGGTACCTATCTCACCAGCCTTGTTTTGGAATCCTCGTTCATTGTAGACGAAGTATTCCTGATGTGTTTGTGTCATCGTCAGCGTTGACTGCTTATCACGCTTACGCTTGATCTCACGGATCTTACGTAGCTTGCGTGGATCAATGTAACGCAGTTCTTTGATACCGTCGGAAGGATTGTCGACGTCGATTATTACATGATAGTATATTCGACCATCAACATACCACCGTTTGAAAATATCAAATGCTGATTTGTTGAAGCTGAGCAGATTCAACACGTTGTCAAATTCTGTCGTAATTAGCTTCTTTATATTCGAAGACAATTGAACATCGTCAAGATTAATCTGAACGATTTTTTGTTTATCTTCGACAATTATTGATTCGTTGAGGACGTCTGTGATCGCGCGTTCCACTTCTGGATGCATCGACATCTCACGATATTTGGTAACGAGTTCTGCTTCTGTTCGTGCAGCACCCTGTAGATCAATGTATGTACCGTAGGCACCACCGGCAGCAACAACAACAGCACCGTCGTCTTGAACTTCCGGTGCAAAAGAGGGTTGTTTGTCCTGTTCCTTCTCCGTATCCGCACGTCGGATCTCGAAGCCAAAGAAATTTGCCATATTTACTCCATAAAAGAGAGAGCGCCTTGCTGGCGCCCGCTCTTATTAAGCTCCGCCACCGTTTCCGGTAACGCCACCACTCACTTCCCACCAGTCATACTGGAAGGTGATATTAAATTCTTCAATGGTGTCTGTGTCACCCCAGTTGAGGTCAATTGAAGAGACACTCGAAGGGAAGATACCGTTGAATTTGTATGTACGGATAGGCACACCGGTTTTTGAAAACTGTGTTACTTCTGCCGTTGATTTATATAGAAGAGGAGAAGCAGAGCCAAACGAACGGAGGTTCGTCTGATTCGAGTTGATTCTGCTAGACCATTCTTCCATAGCATTGCGGATCAGGAAGTCTTCATCGTTGATAACTGTTACTGACCAATCACCAAATGTACGATCACCAGCTAGTCTAACCTTACGGCCAAAGTACGGCACTTCAATTGTGCCGAGCGTTGACTCAGGAATAGATGTTGCTCTTACCATGAACGGCACTTTAATATCTGCAATGCCGTTTGCTGGATTGGTGAATGTAACTTGGAACAGATTACCACGTGCACCACCTAGTGCAAGTTGACTTCTAATTTCGTTTACATTAAACGCCATGTTTGTTCTCCTTTTGTTTTATTTATTATTAAAACTGACCGACTACTTCGGAGAACTCAACACCTGTTCTTACAGCAACAAAGTTCAACTGGATGAAGTTGATACTCTTAGCTGGTTTGATATAGATGTCACCAATGAACTCGTTGCGATCGATGACTTCGCCGGTGTTGTTTGTAGTATCGCAAACAACCTTGAAGTCGTAAATACCGCGGCGGCCTTGTACATCGCGCAAGAACGGCTCAACTAGGTTACGGAACTGAGCACGTGTAAAGTCGTCGTTGAATTCAAACAGAGTGAATTTGGTTGCTGTTGCAATTGCTTTCTCAAGCACAATGAACAGACGACGAACGTTAATGCGATCGAAAGCACTTGGCTTAGCAAGCAAAGTCTTATCGCCATACAGAACGGTACCTTGACCAGGGAAGGTAACAACAGGGTTGACACCAGCCTTGTACAGGATATCACGATCAGCTTGACGAGGATTGAATGCTAGCTTGACAATGTTCTTGATCTGACCACGGTTGAAACCGGCTGGAGACCACCACGCATCGCGCTGATCATCTGTACGTACGCACAGACCAGCAACATCACCGTTCATTGGAACCCAACGGTAGATGTCGTTATACTTGTCGTACTGGTACTTGTAACCAGAATCAAGAACGGCATAAGATGTGCTACGCAGAGAGTTACGGAATGTAACAACGTCGTTTGCTTCATCGCCAGCGTTGTTAACAACGTCAGCTTTCTGTGGTGAAACAAACACAACGCAATCTTTACGCTTTTCTGCAATGTTATCGATTAGGTAGTTAGGGATCTGCTCACCGTTTGTACCGCCACGTGCAACGCCAGTCAAAATCAATGACACGTCGACGTCTTCAGCGGAAGCGAATAGATCGTAACCAACGAGCACTGTACCAACAGCGACGTTGTTCTCATCGAGACCATCTGAGCCGCCTTGGAAAGAAAGCGTCAGAGGAGTGGTCGTAGATGCGGTATCAATTGTTGCTGCGTTAGCACTAGTTGCACCGGAACGCTCGTTTGCCCACCAAATGTAATTAGATGTTTGATTGATTACTGTTTGCCAGAAGTTTGTTGCACCGTCTTCTGTCTTGGCATCGGTTGCGCGTGACAGAGAAGAGAACACTTCAAGAACTGTTCCAGGAACACCAGTGAAAGAACCATCTTCGTCAGCAACGACAACATGGATCTCATCAATAGCAGATGTGTTGGCACCAAACGTAGATTGGTAAACAGAAGTACCAGGAGCTTTATCAACAACGTTGAAGTACTCCCACTTACGTGTGAGGCTGCTGGTTGTAGAGTAGTCTTGTGCAAGGCTGTAGATGTCTTCCGTAACAACAGTGAATGTTGCAACAGATGATGTGTTCGTAACAGCGCTAACGGAAGCGACCTTCATGTACTGAAGACCGATTGTTGAGTTACCAACCTGAACATAATCACCAACGGTAATGCTAGAAGCAAGAGTTGTTGCATATGTGGTTGCGTTTGCAATAACACCGTTACCAACGGCAATGTTGACAACAACGTTGCTTTGGCCAACAGAGATGCTTACGTTGCTCAGTGAAGAGCTGAGATTACCACCGCCATTGTCGAGGTTAGCAGTAGATGTGTAAGCTGTATTGGAATCGCAGACAGAAATCTTCAGCGAGTTACCAAGAGCGCCTGGATATTTTGCAATATACTTGGCATCGAGGTCAGCAGAGAATGTTTTTGTTTCGTAATCGTCGCTATTCTTAACGACAAAATCGTTCAGATCACTGATTGCAGCAATGTTAGCAACAGCGTTTCTTACGACAACGGATGTGTTTGTGGATGTGGTGTTTGCAACACGAGCAATGTACAGCTTGTTGCCATAAGACAAAAAGTTTGCTGCTGTGAAGAACGTTTCAGCGTTGTGGTTGGTTGGCTTACCAAATCTTGCAGCTAAATTTGCTTCTGAGTCGACGAGAGTGCGCTTTTCTACAGGGCCCCAACGGAATACACCGGCAAGAGCACCTTCAGTAGTAGAAACTGCGGGGACGACTGTGGTCAGATCAATTTCAGATACATTTACGCCAGGACTAACTTGAAATGGCATGTTTATCTCCCCTCTGAGGTATTATTATTTTAGAAACGAAAGTTTGATTCCTGGTATTTATAATTCTGGGTTTTCCTAATGAACGTTGGAATTGATCTCGTATCGCTCGAGTGCGCGCTGATCGTACTCGTCGTCTCCGGCAAAAAGCCACCTATCATCGTTCCGT